TCTACGCTGCCGCTCAAGCTTTTTCGGCGCCTTCCCGACGGATCACGCGAGGTTGCCAAAGACCATCCGCTGTTCCGTGTGCTGTGCCGAATCCCAAACGCCGAGATGACCCCGCAGCGCTTCATGCTGCTGGTGGTGGCGAGCATCTGCCTTCGAGGTAATGCGTTTGTCGAGAAGAAGATGATCGGCAGCCGGATCATCGCCCTGGTGCCGCTTCTCCCCCAGTCCATGAGGGTGAAACGGCAGGACAACGGGCGTCTGAAGTACACCTACAACGAGAATGGCGTGGACCGCGACATTCCCGAGAAGAACCTGATGCACATCCGCGGCTTTGGCCTGGATGGGGTGTGCGGGATGCTTCCGGTAACCACTGGGCGCGAGATCTTCGGCTCGGCGATGGCGATCGAGGAGGCCGCGGCGAAGGTGTTCGCACAGGGCATGCAGGCGTCCGGCATCCTGAGCAGCGACGCCAAGATCACACCGCAGCAGCGCGAGCAGCTTCGGGCCAGCATGCAGGCGTTCATGGGGTCGAAGAACGCCGGCAAGATCATGGTGGCGGAGGCAGGCTTCAAGTACCAGGGCATCACGATGAACCCTGAGGCCGCCCAGATGCTGGAGTCCAGGTCTTTCGGGATCGAGGAAATGTGCCGTTGGTTCCGTGTGCCGCCCTTCATGGTCGGTCACATGGACAAGCAGTCCAGCTGGGCCGCCTCGGTTGAGGCGCAGAACCTTCACTTCCTCACCAACAGCCTGCGCCCTCTGCTGGTCAACATCGAGCAGGAGATCACGCGCTGCCTGATCGGCGAGGCCGATGCCGACGACTACTTCGCGGAGTTCGCGGTGGAAGGTCTGCTGCGCGCGGACAGCGCCGGCCGCGGGGCCTGGTACAACACGGCTCTGCAAAATGGCTGGATGTCTCGCAACGAGGTGCGCCGGCTGGAGAACCTGCCGCCTATCCCGGGCGGTGACACCTACACGGTCCAGTCTGCGTTGGTACCTCTGGATCAACTCGGGAAGCCGAGCGCAGGCGTATCCCCGGCGGCCTCGGCATTCATGCTTCGGCTGGTCTCGGCGCGCAACAGCGACGACCGAGAGGCCATCAACCAGGCGGTCGAACTGGCGACCCAGGCTCTGGAAGCCGGAAACCCGGACGGCCCAATGATGGCCCACGCGCTGATATCGATGCCGCTGCTCAAAGCGGCCTGACCTGGAGTAACCCATGACTCTCAAGACACTACCGGCAGCGCCGGCGGTGCGGCCGCACGCGCGCGTCGAATCCGATCTACTGCCCAAGGCCATGGAGCGCTGGAATCCAGCGATCAAGGCGGCAGCTGGTGACGACTCCACCACCATCACCATGTACGACCCGATCGGCATGGACTGGTGGACGGGTGAGGGCGTTACCGCCAAGCGCGTCAGTGCCGCACTTCGCAGCATCGGCGACAAAGACATCACCGTGAAGATCAACAGCCCAGGCGGCGATGTTTTCGAAGGCTTGGCGATCTACAACCTGCTGCGCGAGCACAAGGGCAAGGTAACCGTCCAGGTGCTTGGCCTGGCTGCATCGGCTGCATCGTTCATCGCCATGGCAGGCGATGAGATCCAGATCGCCCGCGCCGGCTTCATGATGATCCACAACGCCTGGACCATCGCCGCCGGCGATCGAAACGACTTCACCGAGGTCGCCGACTTCCTCGACCAGATCGACGCGACCCTAGCCGACATTTACTCGGTCAGAACCGGCGATGAGGTCTCCGCGATGCGCGCCCTCATGGATGTCGAGACGTGGATGGGCGGGAGCGGGGCCGTAGAAGCGGGCTTCGCTGACGGCCTTCTCCCATCGGACGCCGCGCAGGAAGACCCACAGGCCAAGGCGCCGCACCAGGTCGCAGCTCGCCGATTGGACGCGATCCTGGCCAAGCAGGGGATGCCCCGCTCCGAGCGGCGGTCCCTCATTCAAGAACTCAAGGGTGGTACGCCAGGCGCTGCCCCCTCCGGTACGCGCAGCGCTGCCGAACCCCCGGCCGATCTGGCCACCCACTTTGCCGAACTACAGACCGCCATGTCGCGGTTCTCGGCAGCAGCCCTCAAATAACCGGAGACAATCCCATGGCAGACAATACCGCTGACCTGCTCAAGCAGGTTTCCGCCGAGCTCAAACAGGCGACCAGCGATTTCAGTAAACAGGCCGAAAACGCCCTGGCCGAGGCCAAGAAGGCCGGCAGCCTGTCCGAAGAAACCAAAGCCGCCGTCGATGAGATGGCCACCAAGTTCAACAGCCTGACCGAGGCCGAGAAGCAGCTGAAAGCCCAGCTGGGCGAGCTCGAACAGGAGTTCGCACGCCTGCCTTCGCCAGGCACCCCGCAAGCCCAAGACAGCCTTGGCGGCGTGGTGATCAAAAGCGAAGCGCTGAAGCAGTTCGCGGCCAGCATCGAAGGCGGCAAGCGCGTGAACATCCCGGTCAGCGCCGCCCTGCTGTCCACCGATGTTCCCGCCGGCATCGTCGAGCCTCAGCGCCTGCCCGGGATCGACACCGCGCCCAAGCAGCGGCTGTTCATTCGCGACCTGATCGCCCCGGGTCGAACTACCGCCCCGGCGATCTTCTGGGTGCAGCAGACCGGTTTCACCAACGCCGCCAAAGTCGTGGCCGAGGGAACTGCCAAGCCGTACTCGAGCATCGAATTCGCGTCGAAGCTCACCGCGGTATCGACCATCGCCCACATGTTCAAGGCCTCCAAGCAGATCTTGGACGACTTCGCCCAGCTGGGTTCGACCATCGACGTAGAAATGCGCTACGGCCTCAAGTACGTCGAAGAGCAGGAGATCCTGTTCGGTGACGGCACCGGTGTGCACCTGCACGGTATCGTCCCGCAGGCCTCCAAGTATGTGCCGGCATTCGAGGTCGAGAAGCGCTCGGGCATCGACGACCTCCGCTTGGCGATGCTGCAGGCCCAGCTAGCGCGCCTGCCTGCGTCTGGCCATGTCCTGCACTTTATGGACTGGGCCAAGATCGAATTGACCAAGGACACGCTGGGCCGTTACATCCTTGCCAACCCGCTGGGTCTGGCTGGCCCCGTGCTGTGGGGGCTGCCTGTGGTGGCTACCGAGGTCGCTGCTTTCCTGGGCAAGTTCCTGACCGGCGCATTCCAGACCGGCGCTCAGTTGTTCGACCGTGAAGACGCCAACGTGGTCATCTCGACCGAGAACGCCGACGACTTCGAGAAGAACCTCATCTCGATCCGCTGGCGGTCAAGCGTCCTGAAGCGTTCATCTTCGGTGAGTTCGCCGCCCCGGTCACCCCTTAACCCTGCGTAAGGGCCGTCCGAGTGACGGCCCCTGGAGGCATTCATGAAGCTGAAAACCCTGAAACCTCTGTACCTGGGCGGCCAGACGCTTGTGGAGGGCACGTCCTTCGAGACCATCGAGCAGCACGGACGCCAGTTGATCCAGAAGGGCTATGTCGAACTGGACGACTCCGAAGGCGAGGTGGTGGTGACCATTTCGAAGGAAGATGCCGCTGGCGCGGGCGTGCTGACCACCAGCAGCCTGGGGCCGGTAGCCTTGCCGATTGCTCCGCCAGTCGCCACCTTCAAGGCTAAGCACAAGGGCGCTGGCAAGTACATCGTGGTGGACGTTGAAGGCAACCAGGTTGGCGCGTTCTCCGGTAATCAGGAAGAAGCCAATGCGGAAGCTGAGCGACTGATCGCCGGTGGCGAGCCGGCGCAGGCCGAGGAGTAACCCATGCCCGTGATCGCCATCGATCTGGCCATGCACCACCTGCGGGCCGATCCTGAAGATCAGGTACTGGTCCAAGCCCAGCTTGATGCAGCGGAAGAGACGGCCATGCAGTTCCTCAACCGCCGCTTCTACTTGGATCAGGTTACGCTCGACGAAGCACGCGCTGGCGTGTCGGCCGCCTTGCAGCAAGCCAAGGATGAGCATGCTGCCGCGGTCGCTGCTGCGGAGGCGGAGCAGGACCATACCCTGCGCTGCCGCCTCCTCGAGCACGCCCGCCAGGCGCTGGCCGACGCCTACGACCAAGCCGACGCCATCGTCTACGGCATGGTGCTGAATCCGTCCATCCAGGCGGCTTGCCTGCTCAAGCTCGGCCACCTGTTTGCCAATCGTGAGGACGTTGTGGCCGGGATCACCGTTACTGAGCTTCCGATAGCCTCGCAACACCTGCTGATGCCCTATCGCATCCGGCTGGGTGTGTGATGCGTGCCGGACCATTGCGGCACCGCTGCATGCGCCGCGGCTTTATTGAGGGCAAGGATACTTTGGGCCAGCCCACCAAGGTTTGGGGGGATCTTGGCCCGCTGTGGGCGGAGATCAACATTCCATCCGGCCGCATGTACGAAGCTGCGTCACAGATGCAAGTACAGGTCAGCGCCGAGATCAACATTCGGTACCGCAAGGATGTGGTCGCTGGTCAGCACCTGGTTCACCAGGGCATCACCTACGAGATCATCGCTCCGCTGCCTACCAACCAGCGGGACATGCTCAAACTCATGTGCAAGACGGTGAAACCATCATGAGCAATGGTTCGTTGACGGTGCTCGGGCTGGGAGAACTACAGGCGGACTTCGAGCGCTTGGCGAAA